GCCGCTGATTGGCAACCCAGGTGATGGTGCGTCGCCGTCCTGCGCCATCATCGACGAATACCACGAGCACGACAGCGCGGCCCAGTACGACACGATGCTCACCGGCATGGGTGCACGCCGGCAGCCCTTGATGTTCATCATCACCACCGCCGGCGCGAACATCGAGGGGCCGTGCTACGACAAGCGCCGCCAGGTCATCGAAATGCTCAACGGCACCGTGCCGGACGACGAGCTGTTCGGCTACATCTGGACGCTCGACGAGGGCGACGACTGGACCGACCCTAAGAACCTGGCCAAGGCCAACCCCTGCATGGGCGTGTCGGTGTTTCAGGAGTACCTGGAGAGCCAGTTGGCCCGGGCGATTCGCTCGGCGCGCTTCACCAACACGTTCAAGACCAAGCACCTGAACCTCTGGGTGAGTGCTAAATCCGGCTTCTTCAACATGGAAAGCTGGAAGGCCTGCGAGGACAAGACGCTCACGCTTGAGCAGTTCGAGGGCCAAGAGTGGATGGCGGGCTTCGACCTTGCACGAAAGCTGGACATGAACTCCAGGGCTCGGCTGTTCTGGCGCGAGATCGACGGAAAGAGCCACTACTACAGCGTGGCCCCGGCGTTCTGGGTTCCGGAAGACACGGCTAACGATGTGGACAACAAGCGTATGTCAGAGCGCTTCCAGGCCTGGGTCAACACCGGTCACCTGACCGCCACACCAGGCGCTGAGGTGGACTATCGCGAAATCCTCGAGGACACCAAGGAAGCCAACAAGCTGGCACCGATCAGGGAGAGCCCGATCGACCCGCACGGCGCCACTGGCCTGAGTCATGACCTGGACGACGAGGGTTTCAACCCGATCACCATCACCCAGAACTACACCAACATGTCCGACGGCATGAAGGAGCTGGAGGCCGCAATCGAGGCGGGCAGGTTCCATCACGACGGCAATCCGATCATGACCTGGTGTATTGGCAACGTTATCGGCAAGAACCTGCCGGGCAACGATGACGTGGTGCGCCCGATCAAGCAGGGCGACGACAACAAGATCGATGGCGCCGTAGCGCTGATCATGACGATAGGCCGGGTGCTCGCGAACGCGGATACCCAAGGCTCTGTCGACGACTTCCTTTCCAGACCGATGAGCATGTAATGGCAGACACCGACTACAGCATTGATCTGCGCACGCGCAGTCCCTTCTGGGCGCGCATGGCGAGCTTCTTTGTCGGCGGCCGCCTGGTCTCGCCGGAGAAGGGTTCGCAGACCGGGCCAGTGTCCGCCTCTGGGGTGGTGGGCGATTCTGTCGTGAGCGACGAGCGATCTTTGCAGATCTCCACGGTGTTCGCCTGCGTCCGTCTGATCTCCACCGTCACGGCAGGCCTGCCGCTGGATGTTTTCGAGACTACCGGTGATGACCGGAGAAAGGTCGGCATCGACAACCCACTGGCCCGCCTGCTGCGCTACAGCCCAAATCAGTTCATGACCGCTGTCGAGTTCCGCGAAGCGATGACCATGCAGCTCTGCTACTACGGCAACGCTTATGCCCTGATTGAGCGCAACAGCGTCGGGGATGTGATCAGCATGATGCCCCTGATGTCGGTGAATATGGACGTCCGGCTTGAAGGTAAGCGCGTGGTGTACCGATACCGCCGAGACAGCGAGTACGCAGACTTCAAGCCGTCTGAAATCTTTCACCTGAAAGGTTTCGGGTTCAACGGACTAGTCGGCCTGTCGCCTATCGCGTTCGCGGCGAAGACAGCAGGAGTCGCGGTGGCGATGGAAGACCAGCAACGGGACTTCTATGCCAACGGTGCTAAGTCGCCGCAACTGCTGATGACCGGCGAAGGGAAAGTGCTCAACAAGGAACAGCGCGCGCAGGTCGAAGAGAACTTCAAGGAGATTTCCGGCGGCCCCGTCAAGAAGCGGCTGTGGATTCTGGAAGGTGGATTCACCACCCAGGCCATCGGCGTCAGCCCCCAGGATGCGGAGACGATGGCGGCTCGCAAGTTTCAGGTCAGCGAGCTAGCTCGATTCTTCGGTGTGCCGCCGCATCTGGTAGGCGATGTGGAAAAGTCCACAAGTTGGGGATCGGGTATCGAGCAGCAGAACCTGGGTTTTTTGCAGTACACCCTATCGCCTTACCTCAACCGCTGGGAGTACGCGATCGAGCGCTGGTTATTGAAGCCTGGCGAGCTCGGTCGCTTCCATGCTGAGCACAACATCGACGGTCTGCTCCGCGGCGACTCGACGGCCCGCGCCAATTTCATGGGCGTGATGGCCGACAAGGGCCTGCGCACTCGGAACGAGTTGCGTCGGCTGGACAACATGCCGCCCTTACCTGGCGGGGAAGTGGCCACCGTGCAGTCCCAAAATATACCCATCACTCAACTCGGCAACCCAGGCCCCGCATCCAGCGGGGCTTGATCATTCTGGAGGCAGCAAATGCCCAGCGTTTGCAAAACCTTGGCCTTCGATCAGGCCGCAATCAAATTCGCCAATGGCGGTGCCCAGGGCGTGTTCGAAGGCTATGCCAGTGTGTTCGGCGTGGTCGACAGCGACGGCGACGTCATCGAGGCCGGCGCCTTCGCGGATGCGCTCAAAAGTCAGAGCCGCGCTGTGGCCATGTTTTTCAACCACCAGCGCAACGAGATCCCGGTGGGTAAGTGGCTCGACCTCTCGGAAGACAGTCACGGTCTTCACGTTCGAGGTGAACTAACGCCCGGAAACCCTCAGTCCGAAGCCCTGAAGGCCGCAATGATGCATGGGACCGTAGGGGGTATGTCGGTCGGGTGCAGTATCGCCAAGGGCGATATGTCCACGATCTCCACCGGTTTCTCCTTCCGCAAGGTATCGCGCCTGACGGAGATCAGCGTTTGCACCTTTCCTGCCAACGAAGCGGCCACCGTTTCCACGCTCAAGAGCATGGAGACCATCGAAAGCATCCGCGATGCGGAGAGCTGGCTGAGGGAATCCGCCGGCCTCTCCAAGTCCGAAGCGCAGGCGTTGATCGCCCGCATCAAGTCCGCGGTTCGGAGCGAGTCCGAAAGCGGCGACCCCACTGAAATCGCCGCGCTCTTGGAGCGCCTGAAAACCTTCCCCCAAATCTGAACCGAGGATTCAACCATGTCCGAACTGGCCCAAATCCAGAAGGCGATCGAGACTGCGCAGACCCGCATGCAGGAGCTGTTCGACGCCCAGAAAACCGAGATCCAACAGAATGGTGAGGTCAGCAAAAAGCTGCAAAGCGACCTGACCACCGTTCAAGACGAGCTCAAGACCGCCGGCACGCGGTTGTTCGATATCGAGCAGAAGCTGGCTGGTGGCGCCGTCGATGATCCATCCACGAAGAAGAGCTTCGCGGCTCAGACGGCCGAGGACCTGAAGAAATCTTGGGACGGCAAGTCCTCGGGCAAGGTCGACGTGAAGAGCTTCGACAAGCAGCTGGGTAGCGGTGCCGCCTCTGCCGGTGCGTTGATCCAGCCGCAGGTGAATCCAGGCATCTTGATGCCAGGCCTGCGCCGTCTGACCATCCGGGATTTGCTCGCTCAAGGTCGTATCAGCTCGAACTCGCTGGAATACGTTCGTGAGAACGTGTTCACCAACAGTGCCGCGCCGGTGGCTGAAGGAAACCTGAAGCCTGAGTCCAACCTGACCTTCACCAAGGAAACGGCGAACGTCAAAACCATCGCTCACTGGATCCAGGCATCCCGCCAGGTGATGGACGATGCGCCGATGCTCGAGTCCTACGTGAACAACCGCCTGCTGTTCGGCCTGGCCCTGGTTGAAGAAGGGCAACTGCTGAATGGCGATGGCACCGGTGACAACCTCACTGGGTTGAACAAAGTCGCCACCGCCTACGACACCGCATTGAACGCCACCGGCGACACCCGCGCTGACCAGATCGCTCACGCCATCTTCCAGACCAGCGAATCGGAATTCGAAGCGTCGGGCATCATCCTGAACCCGCGCGACTGGCATGCCATCGCGCTGCTGAAGGATGCGGAAGGCCGTTACATCTTCGGCGGTCCGGCGGCATTCGCCGCGAAGGTCATGTGGGGGCTGCCGGTCGTGGCCACCAAGGCACAAGCACTCGGTACCTTTACCGTCGGCGGCTTCGACCTGGCATCCCAAGTGTGGGACCGCATGGACGCCACTGTCGAGATCAGCCGCGAAGACCGTGACAACTTCGTGAAGAACATGCTGACCATCCTGTGCGAAGAGCGCCTGGCGCTGGCCCATTACCGTACCAGCGCGATCATCAAGGGCACCTTCACCGTCCCAACCCCATAATCCAGCCAAGGGCCGGGGCAGGTAACTGCCCCGCTTTGATCATGAAGAAAATTCGCGCACTGCGTCAGTTCTCGCACTACCACGCCGGTAACTTCGACCAGCACGAAACCCGTACCGTGTTGGACGAGTATGCAGAAGCTCTGATCGGGATGGGGCTTGCCGAGGAAGTGCTCGACCCCGAGCATCTGCCAGAGCCAGAGCCAGAGCCAGAGCCAGAGCCAGAGCCAGAGCCAGAGCCAGAGCCAGAGCCAGAGCCAGAGCCAGAGCCAGAGCCAGAGCCTAAGGCGGGCAAGAAAAAATGACCGTCACAGCGCTTGAGCTTCTTCATG